ATGAGCCTACTTTGGTCACCAAAGAGAAACCCGCACGCATTATTAATGCTGCGCCTCTAGTGTTCCAAATAGTCTGTCGGAAGTACTTCCTGTGTCTTGCGGAATTCATGAACATATTCCCATTTCTGTGTGAATCTATGGTTGGTATCAATTGTATGAGTCCTGAGTGGGAACAACGTAGACAGAAACTCACTGAAAGCGAAACGCTCATGGACAGAACTTTTGCCATCGACTATAAGTCGTTCGATCAGAAGATCCCAGCACAAGTCACATGGGCTGTGCAAGAAGGATTTATTGAGATGTGCGCAAGCACTGGTAATTATAGTGATAGAGATCTAGCCATTATGCGTGGCATAGCTACAGAAGTCACTTATCCTTTTGTGGCCTTCAATGGGACACTCTTGTCACTTCCTGGTGGTACCATTTCTGGTACGACTCTCACCGTGTATCAAAACAACGGCTGCACATCCCTTTACAAGAGATGCTGTTTCAAGGAAGTGGAACTCATTCCGCGAGGAATTGATGCGACTTTTAGGTCAGGAGTTAACGACGCCAATTATGGCGATGATGGCTGCGGCACCGTGCGACGTTGGGTCGAACGGTACAACATGCGCTCTTTTGCGCAATACATGAGTGATCACGGTATCGTGGTTACCATGCCAGACAAGAGTCTGGAAATGGTGGAATTCATGAATTGGCAAGACGCTGATTTTTTGAAACGCACCGACAACTTCATCCCTGAACTTGGATACCATTTAGGTAAACTTTCCAAGGAATCTATATATAAGAGCTTACATTCTCATTTGAGGAATGCCAATATGTCCGAGGAAGACCACTTTGTAGCCGTGGTTACCGGTACTATGTTCGAGATGATTGCTCACGGGCGGAGCGAATTTGAGTCCATGCGTGGACACTTACTCACTGTGTGTGAGAATAATCTGTTGCACGTGCCTGCTCTTGAGCGCACGTTCGACGATTCTATCGCGTCTCTCATTGAGAGGCACGATAAAACCCCACCGGTATTGATTACCGATTCTGCGGCCGAATAGGCTTGCCGGTGGGGACTGGGCTTCGGCCCACCCTCCCGGTCCCCGCTTTGCCGGAGCGAGGACCACAATCAATTTGTGTGTTTGTTTGGGTTGACAGCACACTTACATTTTAGACCTGCATGTAATTTTAATTGTTTAAGAGGAAGATCCCCCGCCCGACAAGGGGGACACGATGGTGATGGAGAATCACCGAGTTTCACATACTCACAATCCAGTGACTATATCAGTAGTATATCTGATGACGATGTTGCCCCGCAGGGGGGCAATGTGCCTTTTTCCGTTGTTGAGACGGGACAAGACAACCAAACCGCCATGGGCTTTGACAGCGTGAGTGGTGGTTATACCTACTCCATGGGTGAAATGGAGAACACCAGGGGCGCAGCTGATAATCCCGACGATGACATCGGGAAGTTTTTCTCGCGCCCTGTTCAGCTAGGTTCCTACATCTGGACAGTTGACACGCCTTTTTACAATTTCTTCAATCCTTTGAAAGATTGGATAGAGAATCCAAGAGTGTCGAATCGTTTGTCCAATTATCGCAACATGCGTGGGCATCTCAATGTCAAGTTTCTGATAAACGGAACCCCTTTCAACAGAGGTTTGATGTTGGTTCATGCCCAACCTTTAGCACTACGGGATACCTTCAGCCGAACTAGAGCCTTGGTGCAACAGGATTGCATCGCCGGTTCTCAGATGCCACATATTTATCTTAATCCGACTACCTCACAAGGGGGCAATTTAAAATTGCCTTTCTTTTGGCAATTCAACTCGCTCAATTTAGTTACTGGGCAAGCTAATGATACGTGGCGTATTATAATGCGTGATATTGCTCCGCTTGGCAATTCGCAAGGCAATTCAACTGTGACAATCCAGGTCTTGGCCTGGATGGAGGATATTGTATTATCCTCTCCCACTAGTCACAACGCTGATGGAATTATTCCGCAGGGTGGTGAAGTGGATGAATATGGAGATAGACCTATTAGCACTGCTGCTTCCGCCGTTGAACGTGCCTCCGGTGCTCTTATAAATGCACCTTATATTGGCAGTCTCGCTAGAGCTACTAATGTGGCCGCGTCCCTCACTAAGGATGTGGCGAATGCTTTTGGCTACTCCAGGCCGGTCAACATTGAGAAGGTTGGCCATACGGAAATCAAGATGGCAGGCTCAATGGCCAACTATAATTTACCGGATTCCGCAGCGAAATTGTCACTCGATGCGAAAAAGGAAGTGACCATCGATCCCACCACTACGGGGATCTCGGGCGTGGATGAAATGCATATTGCTACAATTGCTCAGCGCGAATCCTATGTCACTACGTTCTCTTGGTCTGAAACACAGACTCCCGGGACTCCACTACTATATGCTGCGGTGACACCATCACAGTTTAAGGATTATCTCGGTGGAGGAGCCACAGTACCTGAG